ATGCAACAACGCCAGCAAATTAATAGCCTACAGGTATTCAGAGGGTTAGCAGCCTTAGCTGTAGTGGTTCATCATGCCGCAGGAGCTACTGATGATTTTATAGGCAACATTCCACAGTGGATACACAACACTCTTGATTTGGGTATGTATGGTGTCGATTTTTTCTTTGTCCTTTCAGGTTTTATTATCATGTATGTACATCAACATGATACAAAGAGTTTTCACAGCGCCAAACAGTACATGGTCAGTCGATTTATTCGTGTTTTCCCAATTTATTGGCTCATTGCGATAGCCATTGCCGCAGCATACACTTTATTGCCAGGGTTATCCGCGGCAGGTACCCGTGATGTCAGCCTAATCGGTTCAGTATTACTACTGCCCAGTTCCGGCGTCCCAATACTAAGTGTCGCATGGACCTTAATACATGAAGTAATGTTTTATATAATTTTCTTGTTATTCTTCATTAACACTCGTGCGTTTGTTGTATTCGTTGCTTTCTGGCTAGTCAGCATACTATACACACAAGTTAACGGAGGAATTGGTATAGGAGCTGAACGCTACCTTCTTTCTTTATTGAATATTGAGTTCATTTTAGGAATGCTGGCTGCTTGGCTTTTAAATCATATTCACAATACGAAAGTTGCAATCCAGTTTGTCATTGCAGGCAGTGTAATCGGTTTCGCAAGTCTCTACGAACTGAGTAAAGAGGTACCAGATGCTATACGACTTATATTCGCTCTTAGTATGAGTATGCTGATACTTGGCATGGCGGTTGTTGAGCGTCAACTTCATATAAAATGGCCTTCAATACTTCTCGTATTAGGCAATGCTAGTTACTCAATCTATCTTATACATAAGCCAGCCCAGTCTGTTACACAACGTATGTTAGGTGTAATGGACTTTGACTGGATATACGGGCTTATTGTTGGCGTCATACTAACTACAGCTGCTGGCGTTATTCTCCATTTAGTGGTTGAGAAACCAATTATCAACCTTTGTAGGAAACGACTAAAAGCTTTAAAAAAGCATAGACGCGTTACCACTTAATACCTTAGCCACTCTCTTGGGTGGCTTTCCCTAAACATCTACACAATAAATTTAATAATTCCTATCAACTTAATTCTTTGAACAATTATGAAATAATAGAATTACTGTTTGGTTGGCAAAGTGCTTTGTGCTGTCTGGCTTCACAGCCGACAAAAGAGATCTTTAATTTTGCACACTAGATCTTTAAAAAACTGACGAAAAATACAGAGCAACATTAAAAATCAACAACTTGCAACAAATCACTAGATCCTTGCAGATCGTCATTATTACAATTTATCGAAAAAAAGCGCAATGATTGAAATTTTATCAGGCGCTCTATAAGCCATTTTAAGCGGCTTTGAATGTAAGCCAAACCCTTTATCACAAAAGGCTTTGCAGCATCACCACCGCCCCGCCTAACCCCGTAGTTTTGCACTAAATCAAAATTGCGAAAAAACCAGATCGAAAACGTCGCAGGTGGGGAGGATGAGTGCGGATTCCGTCACCTGATTGCTCCTTTCCGTGGCGTTAGGCTGTAGCTATGCCATTGGGCTTTAGATATAAGAAAAGCGCCCATGGTGGGCGCTTGGTGATGATATGGTATGTGTTTAGCTTAGGTTACTTTGTAGTTCCCGGCTGAGCTGCCGCCTGTAACTGGCACTTGGGCATTTTGAGTAATTTCGCCCACTACTGCGTTAGCAATGGCTTCTGCCATCTTACCTGCCATAGCGAATTCACCATCAAGAACAAAGCCCTGTGCTTTCAACTCGTTTTCTAACTTCTCTTTTAGTGATGCTTTACTCAGTGCCATCTTACTTACCTGCAAATACGGTGGTTGATACGTCTACGTGTGGTTTACCCATGAATGGGCAAATGCTTGCACCTGTGCAAACTCCTTTACCACCATTCATCTTGATCGAGTCTGCATTCTCGGTGATATTTTTAGCCGTGGTTGTCTTATTACCCTTGACGGTTTCCGTGTGGTCACCTTCAATTTCGGCTAAACGATTTTCCAGTACTTTAATTCGTTGGTTAAGGCATTCCAATTTATCGTCTTTATCTGTCTTTCGTTCAAAGTTACCGTCTTGGTCTACCAAATGATAAACGCCTTGGCGTTGTTGGTATCGGCTTTCACCTTCTTTGATACCTGGTAGTTTGAAGCCAAGTGGAAGAACGCAACGAATAAAAGGTTTGTCCGGTTGGCCGAACATAAAGCCTAACTCTACAATGCTACCAATTGCAGGCGGCTCCAAACGGCCAGCATGGTCACCAAGACCAGGCACCGGAAGTGGTACCGCCTGCAGTGGTGGTTTGTCTTCGTATTCCATGCCCTTTTCATCAAGTAGCTGAACATCCACGGCATAATGAGGATAAAAGCGATCAGACAAGTCACCCTCTTCTGGTAGTTCTGGCAATGCCACCACCTTTCCCCATCTTGGCAAATGCCACTGGCCTGTGAACTCTGGAAACAACCTAAAAATAATGCGCTTAATAACATTCACATCCATGTTAGCTTTGCCTCCGTTCCTTCAAACTCAACACCAATTAATCGAAGTCCATTCACCACAACACCTGGCTTTAGTTTTGGAATAGCCGGTATCTTTACTGACTTGTTGGCTGTGTGGTTTGTCATTAGCTCATTAGGTATGGTGACGGGCTTATCTGCCCAGAATGAATCTTTCCAACTGCCTACGTAAATTTGTCCGTTGCCTTGTTGCTGCCAGAACAAGCCATCAATGCTGAACGCTTGAGCTAGTTCGTCCATAACTCGATAGCCGTTACCATCGCTATAAAAACAAGGAATGGCTGTTTTGCTGTAGGCTTTCTCTGGTACCACAAATTGAAGTCCCGTTTTATTAGTCACTTCGCTAAGAAGCTGCATAAGTGTCGGGTGACGCATGATGATATTGAGTGGCTTATAAAGTATTGCCGCTAATTCGCGGCAAAACACTTTTGACCAGCCTTTTTCTGCAGGTTGTACTCGCTCAATGTAACCGAGAAAAACACGGCTGATATCACTGCCCCAACCTAAATCTACCGCAATGATGGTATTAAGTTCGGGGTTACCTTCAATGGCAAGCTCACAACGACCTGGAGTGTTTTCACTAAAGACAATGCGATGGCTTTTCACCTTGGCTTTGTCTTTACCCAAATAAGCACGGCAAAGGAACTTGTTGGTTGTCGTCATAAATCACCATTAGCCCAAAGCATTATCTACAGCTTTTAGCACCTTCATCACACCAGTTAATTCGACTTCGGTATCTGGCGGCACATCCTCGACCTGTCCTGCTTCAACCGGCGTACTCACACCTTGAACTTTTTGTTGTACTGCAGGCTCATCCGGTTGGCGTTGCTCGACTCGTTCTGGTACCGATAAGTACTCAACTAGCTCAAACGAAACGCTCCATTGCCTATGAGAATCTTGCTCATCGGCACGGACTGAACCTTGGAATTTCACCTGGCGAATTTTCAAAGCTTCTGCGGTTTTGTTACTGACACGGTAGATATGGCGAGAGCCATTTTCTAACGCTTCGGCCATGCTAAACAAATTGGTGAGAAGTTGGTTCTTACTAAACGGGATCACACCTTTTATGGTTAGAATCTTGCCCTTAGTACCTGTTTCCGCTTGGTCGGTAGCCGAAGTTTGGCCGGACATATCTTGTCCGGCTAACTGTTGGCGAACGCTAATGCGTAAGTTCTTGAGTGGGAGTTGGGAACCGTCGAGAGTTAGCATTGAACTTTCCTATACCACTGGTTTTTCAGGCCAAACTACATCGTCGGGCTCACTATAAGTTTGTGGAATATCTGCAAGCTCTTGAACGTAAACATCCAGTTCTGAAAGTTGCTCACTCGATAGCGTGGTTGGATTGTCTGCATCATCTGCGACTTTACCGTTACGAAGTTCACGATGATGACGGAGATATGCACCATCAGTTTCTGAAAGTAACTTGTCTCGTTTTTTTCGAACAGACTGCCACTTTTCATTGTTTAACGCGGCATCAATCACCGACTGAGGAACACCTGAAGATAGCAGTTCCTTTTCAGGCCAGTTTTCATACCGTTTTCCGTCATAAATTAATGAAATCATTTATACCACCTGCGCAAAATCGCTCGTTGAAAAAATATTCTTTGGCGAACCATCAGGAAAATACGTAACGCCATGTACTAGCTCTTTAAGTAAGACACCTGAAGGAAGCGTAAAGATGTTCACATCTATCAATGTAGGTATTGATGCTGAATATAGTAGATAAGGGGTGACGGTTGATTCATTGATTTCAACCGATGAGTGGCTCATTAAAAGCTCAGCAAAGCCACCACATACAGTAGGGTTAGCCATTAACCACAAATCACCCAAATTTAAATTAACACTAAACATTGCCACTCGGTTTGGTGAGTTGTCGTACCTCGAAAATAATGCGTTGTCACGAGATGCCACCGTTACATTTTCATCAAATAAAGCTGTTTTAACGCCCCCGCTACCCATATACACTTTTGACAGCCCTGCCAATTTAAAATTACCTGGTGAACCGACAGCGTTTGTTGATTGAGTAAATTCAAAGCTATTTAAGTCGATAACAAGATACTTATTTGCCACAACAATCTGTTCAACAAAGTCAAGGTTAGCCAGCAATTCAATCGTTGCCCCACCAAACTCAGGTACCAATGCCACCGCTCTCGACATTGTTTTAACGGCATCAGCACCAGATGTTCCCATGTTTGCATCATCACCAGCATTAGGATCAAGATACAGCGTTTTACTCAACTCTGTATTAATTGCCGTTGGGATGGCCGCGTTAACATCAGCAATCGCACCATCGGTTCGCTGAACAGCCTGTGCAACTTCATTACGAATTTCACCAATTAGTCCTGAAACATCATCTGCCAACTCTCGGCTTTCTTGCGTTTGAGCCATCGACTGGTCTACAGCTTGCTGCAATAGCTGCTCAATAGATTGATTAACCATTTTGTTTCTCCAATGCATTCAATCGTTCAGTGATTTGAATGTTCTTGTGATAAAGCTCGATAATGTGTTTTTGAGAAGCAAAGTAATTTGCTGCTAAAGACACCACCATCGTGTCAAAGTAATTAATTTTGTCTGAATAATTGAATTGCCATGTTTCGGCTGGCACGGTGATATTTGTGATTGCTTGTGCGCCCGAGAACTTGAGCAAGAAGTTACGCGTTAAGTTGTTCCCTTCTTCGCCCGTCAATTCGTTATTCTTGCGCTTAGACTGAACCACCATGTGGTTAGCAGACACCAACACGCCTTCTTCACTGACTAACCCAAGCCAATTGAAATCAAAGTTACCCACTGTGTTATCCAAGATAAGTGAGTAAACCACTTCATTCGAATTCACATAGGCACTTCGCGTTGGGGCCATTCTTAGCCGAATTTGGTTGCTTGGCGGCAACGACTGATTTCTTTCTGGCGGCACTGAAGGATCAACACCTGGCACGTAAGCCAACACAAACTCTGCAATTTCTAGTGGCTCTTCCGCTTGCTGCTTTTGTGCAATAAGCTGTTCGCCCGCAATAGTAATGACTGCCATATTCTTATCCTATTGAAGCTGAGTAGGTTTCATGGGTATGGCTGAACTCAGCGACCGAAACATGAAAATTAGCGGTAGTGGTCACATCAAAGCTGTATCGTCGGCATGTTCGCCCATATTGCCTTACAATGGCATCCATCAAACCAGGTACATCGTTAATGTCCCCATCATTTACTTTGACGCTCACGATATCCCAAGGGTAATAGTTCAGCCTTTCGTCAATTTTGATATGTGGGTAACCGAGTTTGGCAAACATATCTTCCCAACCCACTTCTGAGCCGCCACCTGCCGCAAAGGAGTAAGCAAAGTTCACCCGTATGCGATAAATCTCTTCTGGCTCTTCAGGTAGTCGCTCGATATCACGTTGCCAAGCAATCAAGTCCACAAACTCAATGGGGGCTACCATCGGGTCTAATTGTTGCAGCGGCCACTCCAACACGGCTTTGATTGCATCCCAATATCCAAGAAGGGCGTTAGCTAATTTGAGGATTTCCCCTTTGCCCATCCAGTGCTTTAGCTTAAATTCAGGCAGTTGCAATGGTCACCCCCAAGCTATTAATTCGAGGTACTTCCATACCATTTGCAATATCAGCATTATCGAATTCAATCGACTCAAGTTCAGGGAACTGACCGTGAAGCTCTTGCGCCAATCTTGAAAAACTAAAGCGCGATGATGGTTTAGTTTTCGTCGCCTTGTAGTCCGTGTTCTGCCTAAATGCTGAGCCAATGAATAGACCAATATCCGTTTCTAGGTCTTGTCTTTCAGCCCCTGTTAGTACTCGACCAACCCACGCTTTGCATGTCACATCAATCAGATTACCTGGCATCGCATACACAAGAAGATCATCACCATGACCGTGGTTACCATCACGATTGATATGATTGTTTAAGTCACTCAGCATTTGAGAAGAAGGTTCGCCCGAGTCCAGCAAAATGAATGCATTGGCTGAACCCGCACCGCGTGGCGCATTATGCTCGAAGTAAACATTTTCACTGTTGATACCCGCTCGTAACATGAGTAATGAACGGTAAGCCGCGTCTATATGCCACTTTGCCACGCCGCTGAACTGGTTGCGGATACGAACTCGAAGCTGATCATCACTCTCTTCGTCGGCTCCGGCTTCAATAAGCCAATCAGCTGAGTTCACTACTTGTCCGATACCTGGTACTGCAGTAGCAAAAATGTGGTAGTAACCCTCACCAAGGTTATAAGCCGCACCTTCATGCTCTGCTTCCACTTCTCCAATAACCGACAGCTCATTTTCAGGCAGCGTGGTATCTTCTTTTAACACCACTCGATAAACAGTGCCGTTAATAGGGTCAGTTTGAATAAATGTCCCTTTAGGAACGACAATAGCCGGCCCCTTTGATGCTGCTCGATGAAACACTATTTGCCCTAGTGCTTTCGTTGCAGGTTTGCGTTGTACGTTAAACTGCCAAGCCCATAAGTCGAGCCATTTACCCACAGCCGTAGCAACAAACATATTTGGCAGAACATACCCAACCAAAAACGTATTGATAAGCCACACTGTTGGGCTGATCACCATGGTTTCAATCAAACGCCAAAACGGTGAGTACTTGGAGTCGTTAGCAATGATGCTACCTTGCTTTTCAGCTTCTTCTTTCAGCACTGCTTTCCATTGGTCTTCATCAAGAGGCAAGCCTGCTTTTTTAGCAAGGTCGGTAAAATCTGGTTTAGGTATATCAGTCAAGGTTCACCTCTGTGCTTACTTCGCCAAACTCAAGGGTTTCTGCAAAAATGTAAATTAATCCATCATTAACTTCGTCAATACGCACTGTGCCTGGTACCAGCCGCACATCTTCTTCAACCAAGAGTTCTAGTTGTGTCCGAGCATCCGCCTTTTTCGACGGGCTGCGCTCTGCAATCAGGTACACGGCTAAATTACTCTCAATAATGGCGTGTTTAATGTCTTGGGCGATCACCGCTCTGTCTTGAATCAATACAGGGTTACGACCTGCATCAAGCACCACATCACCGTTTTCAATGAGCAAATCTTGGTATTTAAAATCTGCCATTAGCCTGCCGCCATTTCTAATTCACTTGCCATGTCTTGTGGGCTATTCATGTAGGTTGGATAAATTGCCACACCACCGTAATTGGTTGAGCTCGTTTGGTAGCTAGCAATGCTCTTGGCCGCGCCACCTGGCTGAATTTGTGCTTGAGGTGTTGCACGTTTTACTGACTCGGATTGAACCGGAGCCGTTTCATCATCACTGCCAAAACCTGGTATCCAGTCAATCAGCCCTTTCATGGTTTCCCAGATGCCTGCCAACTTGTCAGTGAACCAACTAAATACACTTCCAAAGATGTTTCGCATCGAGTCAGCCATTTGCCCAATGAAGGCAAAGCCACTGGTATCGGTAAAGCCACTCATCACCCATTGCCAACCTGCCGATAGGAAGTTGAATAGGGTTTGAAATGGCAATGTCACCAGTTCTACCGCACTAGAAATTGCGGTGAACCACCATGTATCAGCCATTTCCGCTGTAAACATGTGCCAACCCAACACTAGGCTCTCAAACCCGCCTTTCAACCACGAAACCATTTGCCCAATGAAAGCAAAGCCACTGGTATCGGTGAAGCCACTCATAACCCATTGCCAACCTGCCTTAACAAACTCGAACATGGCCTTAAATGGCGTGGAGATTAACGTGATTGCTCCTTCTAGTACCTGGAACCATGTTGTGTCACCAAATGAAGCTTTGAGATCACCCCAGTAGTAAATCAATGCACCTACTGCGGCGATTGCTGCAACCACTGCACCAACGACCAAAATGATTGGGTTAGCCGCTATCGCAATATTGGCTGCTAAAACGGCCACACGTAGTGCTGCCATGCCTTTGGTTAATAAGAAACTCACTCCCGTGAACATCTTCATGGTGAGCATGTAAGTTGCCATTGCTTGCTTACCCACACCCATCATCAAGGTAAATGCACCGCCTGCTGCCGCAGCACCTAAAATCGCTATTGCAGCAAAGCCAATGTATTTAGTGAGGTTCGGGAACATCTGCGTCCATTGAACAATGGCGGTAGCTCCTTCAGCCATGCCGCCTACAACAGGCAAGATGGCAGGCAGAAGAACAGCACCAAAAGCAGCACTTATGGCAAATACGCCTTGCTCTAACCGTTCCCATTGGTCGGTCATGGCTCCCGCCATTTGTTCAGCAACATCAAGCCCTTTGACTTTACCGAGCTCATTTATTGAGGTGGCGAGCCCATCAGTGTTTTGCATCAGAAGTTGGATCATGGCTGTGGCTTCTTGAGTACCAAACGCTTTACTCAGCTCTGCCGCTTCCGCTACCGAAATGGTTTCACCATAACGGCCCTTGATTTGATTCAAGATATCGACCATTGGCAGCATTTGGCCTTGAGCATTCGTGAACTGCATATTCAAGGCTTCTTGAGCCTTGGCCGTACCCGCTAAGAACGCACGATATTTGGTACCCGCTTCACTACCACTCATGGTGGACTGCAAAGTACCAAGAATCGCCATTTGTTCAGTCATACCTACACCAACAGAGGTTGCCGCAGCACCTACCGAGGTGAACGCCGATGACATGCCATCACCCGTGGTCTTAAACATTTGAACCGCTTTCGCAGTTTGACCACCCAACATATTTACCCAGTCCGCCTTACCCATTTCGTTGGCTGAATTTTGGAAAATGCCGTACATGGTGCCGACATAGTTGGTAATGGTTGAGGTATCCGCTTTAGTCGCTGCAGCGAGCACCCCAGACGCACGGGTAAACTCAGAAAGCTCGTTGCCTCCTAAGCCAGAAATAGCGGATTGAATATCATAGGAAGCTGCCACAAAATCTGAGGCTGACTTGCCATAGTCCACTGCAAATTCAAGTGCCGTGTCACTTAGCTGCTTCAACTGCTCATCAGCAACACCAAGAGATTTAACCTCACCTAATGCCCTATCCATTTCAATGGCAGGCATCAAGGCTTGTTGTAATGCGAAGCCTGCACCCACCATGCCTGCCGCACCTGCCATCATGGTATGAGTACCTTGACGATAGGTGTTGGTGACATCGGTCATTTGTCGTTGAATATTGCCCAGAGGTTTTGAAATCTGGTCAATTAATCCAACTTGAAATCTGAGTGCTTCTGGTAACATCAACAATTCTCTATTTGCTTAGTGGTTAACCGCCAAAGGCTTTGGCAACACCGCTAGCGGTGACGGCTTGCATGTTTTCCCAATGGTTCTTCTCTAACCAAATCGCATAAGCAAGGTTCTGATCAGTATCCGGTTCATTAGGTAGCCACTTTCGCCGCCACGCATACATTTTTTGCCTGTCGCTACTATCAATGGCGGCGACAAGCCCATCTATTTTTTTACTGAGATGGAAAGCTTAGGTGCGTACTCTTTAAGAACAGCACCGTAAATCTGCGTTGCTGCACCTGGGTTCTGCTTAGTAATTTCACGCAGCGCATCTTTTGAACCTTCACTAACGCTACTCATCAAGAAGTTATGTGCTGCGCTACTTGCATCACCTTGCAAGATGGTATTTTGGGCTTCGTCGTATTCGGCTGGCGTTGGGTTGAATTCAAGGTCTGTCGTGCCAACGGTTAAAACAATTGGTTTTGTCATGCTACTTCTCGCTCTTTATCTAACTTGTTTTCCAAACGGTCGAACCGTCCATTAATTGAATCTTTCAAATCGTCTACGGCTTCCCGTAGCTCATGCTTGGTGGCGTATTTTTCTGCAACATCCGCACGTTGGTTGGCAATTGCCAGCTCGTTTTTGTGAGTCCGCTGTTCGAGATCTCGGGTTGTGGCTGCGGATTTCTCAGCGCGGGTGTACACAAAACCGATCAGCGTTAACAGGAAGCCTCCCAATCCCAGCAACACGCGCCAATCTTCCATCTAGCCCCCTTGCAAATTCAGTTTTTTACTTTTATCCGCACTGCCCTTGCTGCTACCCAACCAAAAAGCTACCCCTGTACCAAACGCACCTAGTACGGTACCGGAAATCATGATCAGCACTTGGGCATACTCTTTCGATGGTTCACCGAAGAACAAAGCGGCAAACATTCCAGCGACCATGGCACAAAGCAACAAAGCTAAAAGGCTTGGCATCCAGTGATCTTTATGCTGCTCACGTGCATGCTGCGTATCTGCTAAATTGGCTCGTTTGGCTTCCAAAGCTAAGCGACCTTCTTCAATGGAGAGACGTTTAAGCTCTTGCTCGTGCTCTTTCTCCAATTGACGCAGTTTGAATAATGCTTCAGTGTCATTGACCAACGCCTGTTCAATCGCTTCTGGCGTATTTTCAACATCAAGGGCATTAGCAACTAGTCCACCTACCGCGCCCCCTGCTGGGCCACCAATTAAGGTGCCAACCAATGGTGCAGCCGAACCAATAAGTGATTTCACTTTTTCCCACATATCAATCAGTCCTTTAGAATTGTTAGGCTTGCAGGCTCTCCGCCAAGCTCTGCCATCAGGTTGTTAAACGCAGCGGTTGAGTTCATCACTGCCCATTCACCACCCACAAAACCAAAATCCACACCAGGAGCCAAACAACCTTCAAGCTGCTTAGGCGAGTTCGCTTTGTGAATCAAAATATGAGTTCGTAGGCTTGGCCCTTGCCGAGTCACACCAAGGTCTTTGCTTTCCAATGCATAGCACTCACCAAACTTTGGCGATTTATGAGGAAAAAGCGTGTAGCTACCTTCTGGAATACAGGACTTAGATGGCGCGTTGTTCTGCCAAGGTCGCTCAACAACACAACAAACCTGACTACCATCGGCACGGTGTAACGTTGAATAGGTACCGTGTGGAAAGTAACGGCGCTTTAAAACCAAATGCTTCATCGCTTAAATCTCTCTATGTTGCTTTGGCACTGGGTGCAGTATTTACACCCTGGTACTTTTTGGCGGCGTTCTTCGGGTATTGGGTCGCCACATTCGCCGCATTCCTGTGCGCTTTCCCGCTGTTCCACTTGCTTAGCCCTTGCCAGTTGGTTGGCAAGCGCCACTTCTGTGAATTGGGTTTCAAGGCCACTGGCATGGTCGATAACATCAGACATCACGCCCCCTTATTACTGCACCAAGTCTTCGGTTTCGTCCGATCGCAGGTATGATGTGCCGTTAATCTTCACAAAGTCTGGGCTTGTTACTTCAAACGGCAGTTTATGAACCAATGCGCTACCACCATTAGAATCAACATCGAGCAAATCAGAGATTTTGATTCGACAACCAAAGGCTTCTACTTTCAGCTCATCTTTATCAATCTTGCCGAAGAAAAGCGCATCGAAGTCAGGCAATCCACGCCATGAACCCGCTTGGCTTGCAGCTTTACTCAACTGGTTAAACTGTTGAGTAGTGAGCTCCATTTCACCGCTTGCTTCTACGTCGCCATCTACCCAACCATCTGGCACACCAGAGGTTTTATTCACGGCTGAATTGTCGGTAATAGATAGGGTGACTTTTTGCGCTTTTAGCTTGTAGTCGCCCATTGAAAAGTGCATGTTCTTGCCAGAAATACGCATGCTCATTGGTTATGCCTCCGAATCTGCAGGGTTAGAGAGATCAAGCCCAATGTTGACCACAATGTGTTTCGGGCAGTTATGAGGGCGAACCATTAAGCCAATGTTTACTTTGGTTTTAGTCATCCACTGAATTGACACATCTTCATCGCGTGGTGGCATGATTTCACCAGGGAACGGAATGCCGCCAATCTCAGTGGTCTTAGACATGTCGCGCATGTCTTTACTGAAGTAAGTGCGGTTGAGCTCGATACTTGGTGGTGTTGAATTAAGAATGCGGTCAGCAATACGACGAATCGCTTTAATTCGAACGCGGCGATTTAGCTTGTGAACGGGGCGAACATACTCAAGGTATTGATAGTCTCCGCCTTTCGCTTCCAGCGTGGTGGCGTCTGTCCAGTAAACACCTTCCATATCGGCGTACCACTGGGGCAGTGAATAACGTGCGTCGGCTAACGCTGAAATGGTGCTCATTTCCAGTGGTTTACCTGCGCTATCCACTGGCATCTCACCAAGGCCTAATAGACTTCCCGTTGCGACTCGCATTGGGCTATCGGCTACAGTGACAGCGCGATCACACAAACGACCACCAAGCACACCGACATTATTTCCGTTAAGCATTGGCACTGGCGTTACCATATTTGCTGCCACATCTTTCACTAGGGCTAGCATGGCGGTTTCATAGTCCGACCACGTTTGGGTATCTGCATCAATACCAGCACACGCAGCAAGGAAGAACACCCAACGACCAAGTTTGCTCGTTAGCTCTGTTGCTTTGTCTTGCATCGCTGTGAACTCGGCTTTGTCGGTCACAACGTCAACAATACAAATACCTTCAAAAGAGTCGGTAAGGTTGGCAGTATCTACAGCGTCTTCCCAAGATTCACCGTCAGCCAAACCGAAGATGGCACCCGTCCAGTTTTGTTTACCATTGAGCTGTGCGGCTTTGACGTTTGCGCCTAGCGCATCATCAGCGACCACTTCATCAAGGTTGGTCATGTTGTTTACACGGGTAACTTTGCCTTGCAGTTCGGCTTTATCCGTTCGCCCGATGTAGAGCAGGTGGCGTTCAATCTCTGGAATCCCGCCTTGCCCTAAATTGAGGTTGTTTACCTCTACCTTTCCGGTTGCCATTGGTTATTTCCTCGCTTATGTTCGCGTCTTGGCCTGCTCAAAGATCTTTATGAGTTGGCGGGTTACTTCGCGTTCGTTACTGCCTAATATCTGGCGTTCTGCTAATGGGATATCCCAAGCGGTGACATTGGGCTGATTGCTCAGCTCCCGGATAATTTGCCCGGCTTGCCCATGGGTAACGGTTTCCATCAATAGGCGAAGGCTTGGCTTTTTCCGTCCTTTGCCGCTTTTTCTCGGTACCGTGTAACCCAGTTCCCTTAGCTTTCGCGCTTGCCCTTTAGAGCAAGGCGCGGAATAGTCTGGTGTTCCCCATCGCTTTTGCATTTGGCGCTTGGTCATTTTTTGCTTTTGACCAACGTGGTGCCTGGCTGCAATTCTTGCGGTGAGCTTGTTGCTCCAAGTTAGGTCGAGCATGTTGGCGTTTCGTACATAAGGGGTTAACCCTTTCGCCATGCGGCGCATTACTTTGCCGCGCTTCTTCCCTTTTTTGGGCTCTAATGCTTGCCCGTGAATATCTTTCTGTTGCTGAATGCGTTTGCGTGTATTGGTCTTTTCCCAACGGCCAAGGGTTTTCAGTATCCAAACTCGCTTTTTGGGTGGTAGTGCTAACATGGCAAGCTTTTCTTGCATGTTGAGCACATCCCTTTTATTCGAACTAATGGTCGGTTTCATTCACCAACTCCGCTTCTTCTGCGGTGTAAATCTCTACGGCTTGAACTCGGTATTTAATTCCGCGCCAGGTAATCATTCCGGCTTCTGAATCTGGTACCAACTCGATAGGCTCCATCAGCTCAAGCTCTATGCTCACATCAGCGACTTCATTGCTGATCACATCCACCGATAGCGTTGGGTCTTCTAGTTCCTGTTCGTTTCGGTCTTCTTCATGGTCGCTTAACCAACATGCAACCAAAGCTAACAAACAACGTGGGTCTAATAACTGGTGAGGAAACTCCTCGACCGACACCACCGCGTTGTATTTCCAATAACAGGCGATATAGCCATCGTTTCCACGGTCTTCACCGCTTGGCACTATCGAGCCGTTCTCTTGCCAAGCATCAATTTTGTTATCAAGCACATTGCTGTTTAGGTGGCTAACGATGTAATCCGTTAAGTGCTCCAGCTTAGTTTTGTTGTAAGCTGTTTCGCTCATATCGAAGCAATCCCATTGGCACTACGGCCAAGTAACAAACGCACATCTTGATTGCTTTGGGTGACAAAGCGTGCCTCTTGTTCTGGTTCATCTGTCGCTACGCTTTCACCTTCTTTGCGGCGGTCTTGCGTGGCAAACTCTGGCAATAGGTCAGCGTGGGCCAAACCATAAACCGCGCGTTTATATACCGCCGTTTTAGCGGCACTCAGCACAGGCGGATTGCCATCAACTAGCAGGCTTTCAAGTCGCTGCTGAATATTCAAAGCTGCAATGGTCACGGCTGCAGCCATAGAATCGTTATCAAATGTGTGTGGAATACGGCGCAGCTTGCGGAATTCATCGGTTGATAAATCCGGCCAACCTTCACCAGGTATGGCGGTATTGGCTGCACTGTTAACTTTTCCACCAAAGCTCATCACGATTCCCTTGTTTTTCAACGTAAGTAAATTGGTGCGCCTCTTGCCACTGGGTCGACGGTATCGAGTTAGCCTATTGGCTTCTCTTACCTCACCAGCCGAGGCGCGGTGGCGTAGGAGTCTTTACAGATTCTTGCCATCTTTAATGGCACGAATTCGTTGTTCAATTTTCTTGATTTGGGTACCAACACCCACTTTGCTGTGCTTATCGTGAGCACGTTGAAGCAGAGCCAAAGCCTTTTCCAACCTTTCCAAATTACCGATTGCTGTCGCTTGCGGTTGGCCTTCTTCGTTTCGAATCAGGTATAAGCCGGCGAACTTAAACCACTTGGCATGAACCTTTTCATGTAAACGCCAATCTTTTTCGATTTTCTCAAACACATTGGAGAAGTAAGGTTCAATCGAGTTACCACGTTCAGATTCGCTTTCGGCCCAATCCAGTACTTCATCAGCACAGAATGTCGGCCAGTCACGGCGGAAGTTCTCTGGCGTTGGTAAGTCACGTTCGATTGCCGTCATACACCACTCAATCGCGGTATCTAGCTCTTTAATATCAAATAACCAGATCACCATATTGGTGAAGATTGGGTTTTCGAACTGCTCACCACTTTCTAAGTAGGCTTGAACATACGGCTTGTATTTCGGCACCAAGACATCGCGCTTATGCTCGACACGATCAGCAATCGCATTGAAGGAACGCAAGTGCTTGCGGTCTTCTTCGAACTCAATCAGTTTGATGTGCAGGCTATTGGTGTCTGCACCAGAAACGTTTTCTGGCGCAGACTGGTTAGCTTGCATTTCAAGTAATTGCTTCCGCTGTTTTGCTAATGGGCTAACCATTTTTCACTCCATTAAACTGCAGGTTCTACAACGGTGACCGATTCAATTGCAGCGAACTTTTTAAGGTTGCCCACTGCGTAGCCTTCCATGCGAATATGGTTAGCCTCGAAGCGTAATTCGTCATCGTTGTTTTTCTGGCGACGCTGTTGAGTATTGGCTTGCGTAAGAACTTGAAGGTTTTTAGTGTTCGTAACCCAAAGCTGATCAGCTGGGAAGAACGGCGGTGTATATGCCTTTTTACCCGCAATGGTTTTCGCTAGCGCTTGAGCAGCTTTATGCTCTGTTGGCGAATTTGCCGCATCAAGTAAGCGGTGCTGTTCGGCTGCTACCAAATCCGAACCGACCAGCACAACAAGATCAGGGTCTTGGCGGTGTTCTGGCGCAATGGTTGTGTTGATAAGGTCTTGTGCCAACGAGTCTAAGTTCTTGTATGAGTCAGCCGCTGCACCTGTTGGGTCAAGTTTTGCAGATGCTAATACTTGGCTAGCTTTCTTCTCTTTAACAATGGTTAACCAACCTTTGTTAACGTCTTGACCTAGCGGGTTAGCATCTGGATCTGTTGGTGTGGCAATAGAGGTACCGTTAAAACCGACACGCAGAATATCTAAAGCGAAGATGCGTGAAATCGCATTTAGCATTAGTTTAAGCCACTCGCCTTTCTTGCCAGAGTTAGCCCATTGCGTCATGGTTTCCCACAGAATGTGAGCACCAGAATCTGTTTTTGTCAGTTCGTACGTATTACCACTTTGACCCATTTCACGGCTAAAGCGACCTGATGACGTACGACCAGTGGAAAGACCATCGTTACCAACATCAACTACTTGGCCTTTAATTTGCTGAACTGGCAACAACGAGATCATGCCAAGGAATTCATGCGATTCTAGAATCGCTTGGCGTAATGCCGTTTCCATTGGTGGTGTGATATTGAAAGTACCGTAAGGGACTTCTAGCCCAGCAGCTTTGGCTACTGAAAGGCTAAATTCGGCTAGGTACTTAGTTGAAACAGCATTTAGCATTAAAATACCCCTTGCATTGTGTCACTTGCACCCGAATCACCTGGCTCTTGGCCTGGTACTTCTTGCGAAAGTTCGTTGAATTTCGTTTCTAAGCCAGTCACTTTTTCAACAAGCGGTTTAAGCTTTTCGTCTAGCGTTGCAGAGAATTGCTCTACTGTTGCACCTTCCGGTTTAACTGCCGGCGCTGGCTTTGGTTCTGGTTTTTGCAAGCCAAACTCTTCTACGAGTTCGCCTTTAAGTGCGCCAAGTTTCTTATCAAATAGCGCTTCTAGTTGCTCTGGAGTCACGTCAATGTCCTCTGGTTCAGGCTCTACAGGTTTAATTGCTGGCAGTTCCCCACCAGTTTGGAAATGCTTTGCCAAGTCCGAGAAAAACTTAGATATGGGATTTGTCGTGAAGCACTCTGACACGTCTAATTCTTCAAGGTCGCTACACTCAATCTTGGTGACTTCACCTTGCTTACGTGAGAACTCAAGGCGGTCTGTTCCTGTAGATGCTGGGGAGTCAGTCACAGCTAGGCCCATTAGGTAACAGCGCCCTTCGCCCTTGTAATCTGGATTCGGTTCAATCGATGTGAATAGCTTCTGGCCGTCTTGGTTAGCATCTAGCAAATATTGGTTAGGCGTAATCTTGGCGAACAAACGCAGCTTGCCGTCTTTCTTCTCAGCTTTGAGCTCTTCGACAACACCCCAGTTCTTACCTTCAAATACGTTCCAATGAGAACGAGCATGCTCCGGCCAAATCATTGCTGTGTATTCAGAAGTTGAATACAGCGATGCCATGTCTTTAATCCATGCTGCTGTAATCTGGCGACCGTCTACGGTTGCGCCTTCTGTAGCAACAATTTTCCAATCACTGGTTTTACTCATGCTTGTTGTTTGCCTAATTAAATTACGTCAAATGAATCTTATGTACGGCAAACAATACGCCTTTGAATGACTGCTTTCAGCCACTTCAATTCCTAGGAATTCGGATTTTGGCTAAATCCGAATTCATCCGAATTTCACTTAGCCATTTGAGAGTTTTCGGGGCGTATGATGCAGCTATGGCATATTCAGACGAAATAAAAGAGGCCGCGAAAAAGCTTTATTTACGCGGATTACCTCCAAAGGAAATTGCGGCGCAACTTAACCTAAATAGTGACCGCATCATTTATACCTGGGCGGAGAAATTCGGCTGGGCTTTGTTGTTGAACGAACTTTCTGTAGAGGAAATGATTAACCGCCGTTTGGCCGTGTTAATTGATAAAGACGAGAAAACCGATCAGCAGCTTAAAGAGATGGATAAACTCATAGATCATCACGTTAAGTTGCTAAAAGCGAATGCCGATGCAAAAGCCAAAGCGGAACGCATGCTTTCGCAAGGCAGCTCGAAGGCTAATGATTCTGAACCAGCCAACCAAGGCCGTGGTGGTAACAGCAATCGCAAAAAGAGCCGAAAGAAAAACAGCATTGAGCACCTAGCCGAAGAAGACTTTAAACGCTGGCACGAATCGCTGTTCGAATATCAGCATGTCATGCGTAACAATATTAAGCAGCGTATTCGCAACATCCTTAAATCACGCCAAATCGGTGCGACTTACTATTTCAGTGGTGAAGCGTTAGAAGATGCAATTCTAACTGGCGATAACCAAATATTCCTTTCTGCTTCTCGCGCTCAAGCGGAAGTTTTCCGCAGCTACATTATTGCTATTGGTAAAGAGTTCTTAGACATCGAGTTAACCGGCAACCCGATCATTCTTTCTAACGGCGCAGAACTACGCTTCCTATCAACTAACAGCAAAACAGCCCAGAGCTACCACGGCCATGTCTATGTTGATGAATATTTCTGGATACCTAAGTTTGATGAGCTGAACAAACTCGCTTCAGCAATGGCTACGCATAAGAAGTGGCGTAAAACCTACTTTTCTACACCGTCTTCAAAAATGCACCAGGCTTACCCATTTTGGACGGGCGATCAATGGCGAAAAGGCAAAGAGTCACGCGCCAAGATTGAATTCCCTACCTTTGAAGAATATCGCGACGGTGGCCGACTCTGCGACGATAAACAGTGGCGTTATGTTGTCACCATTGAAGATGCCGCTAATGGTGGTTGTGACCTATTTGACATTGACGAACTTCGAGAAGAATACAGCCAAGACGACTTCAACAACCTGTTTATGTGTGTGTTTGTCGATGGTTCGCTTTCTGTCTTCAAATTCTCTGACCTTGAAAAAGGCATGGTAGACGCTGCCCACTGGCAGGACTTCAAACCAAACAATAAACAACCCTTTGCCCGTCGAGAGGTTTGGTTAGGTTATGACCCATCCAGAACCCGAGACAATGCCTGCTTGGTGGTTGTGGCACCGCCTGCCGTAGCGGGTGAAAAATTCCGTGTATTGGAAAAACACTATTGGAAAGGACTCAACTTCCAGTATCACGTTTCGGAAATCGAAAAAGTCTTTCAGCGTTACAAAGTCACTTACATTGGTGTCGATACCACGGGTATTGGTGGCGGTGTTTGGGATTTAATTTCTAAGAAATACCCGCGTGAATCTCACGCTATTCACTACAGCAACGAAAACAAAAACCGCCTTGTGATGAAGATGATCGACATTGTAGAAGCCAAGCGACTTCAATTTGATGCCGAACATAAAGACATTGCTATGGCATTTATGGCGATTAAGCGAGTGCCAACCGCCAGCGGCAACGCCATGACATTCAAAGCAGAGCGCAGCCAAACCACAGGCCACGCCGATGCATTCTGGGCAATTTCTCACGCCATTATTAATGAACCGTTAGACCACTCAACACCAACCAAATCAACTTGGGCAACTGCAGCATGACCGAGCAAACAGAAACTTTAGTCAAACAAGAAGAACAAGCACCCGAGTCGGTCTACCACATCGACTCTGCACCCGAAGCTATCGACTCTAATAGTTGGATGACTTCCTACTCAGATTTGTTTTACAACGATTCCGATAACTATTGGGAACCACCAATTTCGCGCACTGGATTAGCCGATATTGCCCGAGCCAACGCCTATCATGGCTCTTTGTTGATTGCCCGAGCCAACTATGTGGTTGGTCGATTCCAACAAGGGGGCTCAACTCGCCGTAGGCATATTCAAGCTTTTTGCCGCGACTACTTCACCTTTGGTGATGGCGCTTTCTTAAAAATCCGTGATGGCTTTAAACGTGTAGTACGTTTGCACCCGTTACCTGGCATGTATTTACGTAGGCGCAAAAACGGCAACATTGTCATTCTTGAACGAGACAACCAACAGCGAGAATACCGCAAAGAAGATGTGATCTTCTTGCCTCAGTACGACCCGCAACAACAAGTTTATGGGTTACCCGATTACTTAGGCAGTATTCAGAGCAGCTTACTAAATAAAGATGCTACTCTCTTTCGTCGCCGTTACTACAAGAACGGGGCTCATATGGGCTTTATCTTCTACGCTTCTGACCCGAACCTAAGTGAAGAAGACGAAAAAAAGATGAAGGAAACCATTGCCAGCTCCAAGGGCGTGGGTAATTTCCGCAGCATGTTTGTGAACATTCCAAACGGCAAAGAGAAAGGTATTCAGTTAATCCCTGTGGGCGACATTGCCACTAAGGATGAATTTGAACGGATTAAAAATATTACCGCCCAAGATATTCTAGTGGGCCATCGCTTCCCAGTAGGTAAAGCAGGGATCATTCCTCAAGGCACAACTAGTTTGGGCGACCCGATCAAGATTGGCAGTGAGTACGCCAAAGATGAAATCATTCCAGTATGTGAACTGATTATGGATGAAGTGAACAGCGACCCAGAGATCCCTAAACGGCTCCATTTAAAGTTTGATACCGATACGGGAACAACTGCATAAAACTGTACATAAACACAGTTTATGACTTAATATTGAACTGTCAGTCAGTTCAGCTAGGTCATTGTTATGAGAGTGTTTTGCCCAGAATGCGGTGAAAAGAGCCGCATCCAGAAATCAAACAGAATAAGTGCTAAGTACGCAGATTTATATTGCTCTTGCAGTGACCCTGAATGTGGTCACTCATTTGTGATGAACTTGTCTTTTAGTCATTCTCTTAGCCCTAGTGCTAAAACCACTTCACAGTTAGCCTTTAATATGATCAATGCTTTAGCACCAGAACATAGAGAAGAATTAAAGCAGCAGCTTTCTATTCTATAATTTAAAGTTAGGACTATCCGCTTCATCAGCCATCCCAATAATAGACTGGATGGCTTTTATTTTTTCATCATCCAAAAGATGAGTAAACTTGGGCAATATACCCTCAAGTAACATTCTCCCCGCCTCCTCTCTTCCCTCTCCTTCAGAACTGACGGCCACACCATCAATAATTACATCCAAAGCTGATTGGAATAGCTGCTTTTCTTTAGACATATCAATACCCTTACCAGTGACACTGAAAATATACTGTATATCCATACAGGTTTCTAGCTGTATTCTTAGACCTGCTTCACTCATATGCCATTTTCCTCTTTAAGAACTTAGGTTTTAGCGTTCGACCAAATAGCCAATACCTTTCGTATCGGCTCATTTTTATTCATACATTTACCAAGCTATCACGGCTTTAAAATTTCCAAAGTCGCCCGTAATTACAGGGTTGAGCTAGTTGGTTTCGAAGTCACAATATCAAACTGAAATAGAATCCAATTTGACGACAGATGCGATCAGCGTTTTTTTTCGTGCCACAAAGTCAGGCTCAAAAAATGGATCTGTGCTTAATAAAAATTGAAGTTGGGAGGTTTGAGAAGGAGGGTGTATTTATACTGCCAAGTCAGATTTATGAGTCAACCATATTCTTTGTGCAAAAAAGCAGAAAGAAAATAAACCCTATATTTTCAATGTGTTAAGTTTGGTAACTATAGTACCACAGTCGAAGTTGTGAAATTCATCACAGCCGAGTGATGGCTAAGTATCGCCATTAATCTACCTAGATCCTAGTCACGAATTACCACAATCTGTACTTACATTGGGTCTGATGTGAACTACCATAATTTATGTAATGTATGGATATTGATAAACATTGATGCATATTGATTAAGATTTGACAATGTGACGATTGTTTGAAACTTTAGAGTGATGTATAGTTTGCGGCCTTAGATAACACATAGTGGTATCTACATTCTTACTAATCACAACAAGCTAAATGGAGGCTATATGAGCAGCACGGCAGCTAAAGCAAACGCCGCCATGATGAGTGGCAAGAAACTATCTTCTTACGACTTACCTCAAGATGTAAAACGTAGTATCGCTGCGCGTCGTTACTCTCAAAAAGAGATTAACGAACGCTTCAAAGCTTACCGAGCATCGAAGGTGGCTTGCTAATCAATGTGGAAACACAATACTTTTGGTGACATCATCGAAGAGGAGGGCGATTTGTAGGCTACGTGGCTTACGCCCTCTACAAAGAACAAAAAGTGAAATGGATTCACGCTTACAAAGAGAAAACAGGCGAGTTTCCAACTCCTACCCAAATAGAAGTCTACTTCAACACATTCCATTCATCGCAAGATTGTATTGATAAGTTCAGGGAAGATGCTGAACGTATGCTCAATGGCTACATTAACTATTCTTTTGCTGAAGAACTAGACGCTTATCGTGAACACGTGAAGAACGAAGCTATTGTTCAACAGGTACATAAACCCTTCTGGGTTGGAGTAAGAGAAAACGTTGTTGCTGGTATCGTGGCTTCTGTAATCACTGGCATAATTTCTATCGGCCTATGGTTGCACTCAGAAATGAAATCAGCCGAGCGTAGGGCTGACTTAATTGACCGTATGCCTATCGTGGAAGAGGTCAAAGAAATACTAAAAAATAACAACGAGTAGCTCCTACACTATCGGCCAATGTTCTTCAACGCCGCATAGTAGGCAGCACCTTGCATCTTTATTGCAGTTTCGTTTTCCTTTTTTGAAAACGCATTTTTAAGCGCCAACTGGATTTCAAAGTCGGTCGCCTCTCTACTCATTTCCGATACATATTCTTCAATTGCCGAGCTGAGTACATTTACCAGATCCATATCTAGGCTTTCACGATTAGTGTTCATAACTTCTTTTCTCCTACGCTAACGGCCAGTCGCTTTCCAACTCAGGGAAGAACGAAAGGTCTGGTTGTTGGTATTCATCTTTTACTTGCTCAGGTTTGGTAAATAGTTGGTCCCAACCCTCAAAATCCATCCATTTCAGATCATCTGCAGGTGCACGGCTTACTTCGACAAGCTGTGCTGGGCGTTTATTGCCGTGTTCGTCTACCTCCGCAGGGCGGATTTGAAGACTTGTCTCGTTATCTACTTTTAGTGAGCTGCCTTTTAGCAATGCATTTAAGGCAAGCTCATCAATATTTGGTGGGCTATTCGCCAATATTTCATTTGGAGCTAATAACCTGGTTAGCTGATCGCTGACCTGTACTTTCTCTGGCTCCGTACAGTTATTGACAGAACTCCGAGAGGAGCCAGAGGCTCCAGAAAGAGCAAGAGCCCCCGCTTCAGCTTCTTCATCAACCTTGGATTTCTTCTTAATCGTCCAGACCTTGAGGCGTGTTTTAACCACTTCGTCAGGTGTTTGGAAACCTTCCAACTTGCGAACGGTTTCGCCGTGTGGAGAGGCAAAAGGAAGCTCTTGATATACGTTCACGATCAGCAAATCGTCACGCTTAACGAATGGGCCACCTTGCCCCATGATGTAACCTTGCCAGTTACCATGATCAGCAGCGGCCAATGTTCCTGCGACACTTGATTGCTTTGAATCGCCTCTTGCTTGATAGCTATCACCAATCACTTTCATTAACTCTTTATTGGTTATCAGCTTGCTAGGTTTGATAGGCCCAACTAAATCACGCTGCAGCATCGAGTAGATAGTGAGTAGGTCGACACGCTCTTGCATGAAGAGGTATTCCATAAAGGCTTTTTTGTTCTGGTTGGCAAAGCGGCGTAATTCACGGTAAGTGGTAACCGGTGCACCACCAAAGAATTGGAATTGGCGAATGTTCCAGCGGCTTTTCCAAGCACTAACATTTTTCGCCATGTCTTTTACTAACTTGCCAGTTTCGTCGGACACTTCATCATCCATAGCGAAACCGTCGATATTCTTAGAAATGTATTTGGCAATGTAGCCAGTTGCTGTGCCTTGCTCTGGGTCGATAAAACCCACATCGCAACGCGCTGAATAATCCACGTTTAAAGTAGTTAGTGTTTTTTCAGCAATTGGAAGGCGCTGCGCTGAATCTGGGATCACAACCTCTGGGCAGTTGCGTTTCATCTTCACTGGGAAGTTATCCGCATACACTTTCGAGTAAACCTTGAATGGGTTCACTGATTTATTCACACGCACAAAGCTATCAACAGACGGCCATTGCTTTTGCGGTAGCAGCTCATGCATATCCGCTTTAACAGCGTAACGAATGAAAATATCGGTAACGCGTAGCACTTCCTCTGGTTTAACCCATAGAAGCAAATGCCAGTGTGGTGTGCCGTCATGGTGTGGCTCGGCTACGCGAACACCAAACCAACGGATTTCTTCACGGCCAAGCTTGGCGCGAATACGTTGCCAAACGTTATTCAAGTACGCTTGTGCATCACGTGGGCTCGCTCCGTTCCAGTGACCAATAAAGCCACCTTTCTTGTAGCTATTGTGGAATTGAGCAGGCGTGGTCAAAGTTAAGAACAAACCTTGCAGACCAAGTGAAGTGGCAATGCCTTCGCAACCACGACAACGCACCATTAATTCATGACGGCGAATGGCAGGGTTAGACACACTTTTCAAAACCATATCGGCAAGATCAGCTTCTTCACCTGTTTCTTCATCAAACAGGCTCATGTTTTGAATCGCTTCCCAGTTACGCTTTTGCTGTTCTTTGTGTTCACGAACGCAATCCCAAGACGCATAAGGAGAAGCTTTTGAAGATACTTGGCCCATTGCAATGGCTAGGTGCTCACGCATGATTTTGCGAGCCTTAGATAAACGGCCAAACCACCACTTTTCACAACGCATTTTTGAAATGAACTGAAAGATGTTATCTGGCTTTAGCTTCTTACCCGCACCTGGTGCTTTAATGCCAAAGTCTTCAATCAGATCTGCACACTGCCTGTAAACCATCAGAGCAGCCATGCTTTCGCCTTCTTCTGTATCACACTCGATAGTTGAGGTAAGCGTTGCTTGGTAGCTAATGATGATTGAAGAAAGCTTAAACGCCATTTCTTTTAACTCATCTTGTTCTAACTCGGCCAAGATGCGGCTTTTTACTGGCTTGCGGTTTTTCTCGGCTTTGTCGAAGTCGAAACGGATTTGTTCAGCTTTTGAATTGGCTTGTTGTGCAAAGTCGCTTTGCTCAGTGTCATCATGTTGTTCACTTAGCAAAGCCACCTTTTGAGTGGTTGGGAGTTTTTTATATTTGGCAAGAACCATGCGAACGCGATCACTCGCAGGGCTCATTCTTTCGCGTAGAAAGATGTTAGCCGCAGCTCGACCGCCACCTTTTCCTTTCTTTTTAAAAATATTGATGTAACGAGTCGCAAAGTACTTAACCAAGTACTCTGGTAATTCAGCAAAGTATTGTTTGCGCCATGCATGGTCATCAGGGTTGATGTCGTAAAGGTTACGCTCAATAACGCTCATGCCCTCCGGCTCACGATCAAACACTGGGCGTTCTGCCAAAACTTCTACCGCTTTAGGTTTTTGCGGATAAACGTGCAAATGCCCCCATTGCTGACAAGCGATGGAGGCTGCACGTTTTTGCTTAGTAGTGAATTCAGGTTTAAGAGGCATTAGGAACAAGCTAATTGGATTGATTGAACTTCGAACTTGGTGCCTTTACTTGTCAGTTTGGCCGTTACCGCTTCCAACTTGTCGTCTGCACCTTCAAGCAAGAAAAGCTTTGCACCAGCCAATGACCACGCTGTTTTAACTCGGCCACCTTTGCCAAAGCCGCAAAAGAAACGATCACCAAGCACAATTGCTTTAGCATTTGTTTTATTGTTTTTCATGCAGCCACCTCATGCCCTGCAGACACGATATGACTTAGTCCTTGAGGCATATCGAAACGGTTGCCGTTATCCCAAATGAACCAAGCGTATTCACACGAATCTGAACCACCACCCACAAAACGTGGGCGAGGCACAATGATTGGGCACTTAGGCGGAAAGCCGATTTCAAACCAGAAAGGAAGGCGCTTTTTAGAACCTAAGTAATTCACACGCTGCAGGTATGCCATTGTGCCGTCTGGTGCTAACTCACTTAGGCTTTTGCGAATGAATTCCTCCGTTAGTGAAAACGGAGGGTTAGTGATGATCACATCTTGGGTACCGAAATCAGTAGTTAGGTAATCAATACCCTTTTCAATTTCAGCAAATGACTTTTGGCTCTGCGGTAAATCTATCTTGTCGAAGATCGCGCCTGTGCCGTAACACGGCTCTAAAAACTTATCAGTTGAGCGAAGCGTCAACTTAGCCAGAAGTGCATCGACAACTTCTGGCGGAGTTGGGTAAAGTTCACGTGGTTGCACTTTTCCGTTGGTAGAACTCATTTCGAATACTCCCCAATGCTGCTTAGATACTGATTAGCTTCTTCGATAAAAACACGGCCACCTTCCACGGCAATTTGAGAATCTGCAATGGTGTGCCCAGACTCGCGGATAATTTCATACCCTGCTTCAATGCAATCACATGTTTCCTGCAGGCGATCACGCAGGTATTCAATGAGAGTTTTTGCTTTCGCATGAGTGGCATTTTTGAGAGAAAGTACACACCAACCTTTTTCTATCCCAAATTCACCACCATGCAGAATGTGACAAATTTGAGCATTCATTTCCTGCCCTGTGTATTCACCGTTTTCTTCAATTTCACGCAGATTTAAGCAATCACCAACCTGGTAATCACGATCATTCAAGCGAACTTCATGTGTTTTTCTTCCTGCCAAGACTTCCGTGAAATGCACTGATAGGATTTTTAGTTCATGCAGTTTAATAGTGCTCATGCTTCCACCTCTGCTTTTGTTTCGGCTTGTTCACGGGCTTCGATGATCAGCTCTGTCAATTGGCTTTCGATAAATAGAAGTTGCTCAAGCGCATCCTTATCTTTTAGGCGGACTTCCTCATCTAATAGCTTGCGGTGGCAGTTTGATTGGTAATCTGTATTTGCCGGATTCGCGTAGACTTTGAACTTATCTACATGCCCTGAGAAATCCGTGAAGACATGAATCACATCCGTGTTCGCCATTGCCAATGCATTGATAGCGTTAACGATGTCGAATACTTCTCTATCAGTATTCAATCCACTAAGTAACTTCTGCTTAATTGCCAGTGCTTCGGCAGGTAAATCGACATGACCAATTGAACCAACATTGCGGTTAATCACTTGGTCTATTAGGTTTCGTGCTTCGGTTAGTTTTTCATATGTATTCATCTTCTATGCTCCTACGCTAAGACGAAAAAAAAAGCCCCCTGTTACAGGGGCAAATGGCTGGCTAGGCTGTTAAATAACTTTGCTGATATCGGAATGTTTTAGACGGCGAACATCACCCACTTTGCGGTCGAACTTCATCACCATCTCTTTAAGTAGCTGCATTCCAGAACGGACTTTTTGCAACTCAAGGTCATCGAATGAATCAAACTCACGGCTGTAATCTTTTGGTGGCATACCACCTGCAATCAGAATTAAGCCACGGCTACGATCACTCATTTCGTTATACATATCGCGTAGCTTTCTACGCTTTGCACTTTTATCGAAAAGCGACTTACACGCGGCAATGCTATCTGCTGCGCTAGGTACTTGGGGCTGCGTTTCTTGTTGTCTGGCTAACTGACTCATGGTTGCTCCTTAGGCTAAGCCTGGAATAGGTGCACCATTAGCCAGAAAATCTGTGCCAAATTGCATTAGTGGCTGCAGGCCTGTGGTGCGGTGTTCAAGGTCATTGATAAGCAAAACCAGATTGCCCAAAGCGGCTTGCGCCTTGGCTAAGGTTTTGCGTTTAGTAGATCGCGGTAAACGCTCTGCGGTGCACATGGCTAACGCATCGCTAGAAAGCTCACCAGAGTGGGCGTTTAGCTGAAGAACCCTTTCAAGCAAGTTGAATTCGTCTTCATCTTTTGGAAGCGGAATGGTTACGACACCATCATTGGCAAATAACGTGTTTACGATTGAGTAGTCACCAGAAACGCGGCTGATTAACGCCAACTCAACCGGCTTAAGTACATGCGGTTGGTTCGGATTCAGCTTGTTGCGAAGCATCGTGCCACTTAGCTCTAACTTACGGGCTATCGCTTCAACATCGTGATTGACGACAAAATCACAACAAGCCGCATCAAAAGTTTGTTGTTTGCGTTCGCGTAATACACACATTGAGTTATTTGCATCCATAACCAATACTCATTTAAAGAAGAAAGGAACGAAAACGAATGACCAGCCGATGATATTCAGCCAAAGCGGACATTTGTTTGGGTAGTTTTCTTCCCAAGACTCACTCATTGCATTTTGCTGAGTGAGTTTGGTTTTAGATGGGATAGCAGAGCTCATACTTGTTGCTCCGCTGCACGTTGGTAAAGCTTGACCAAGTTGATAAGAACGCTGCCGCTTCTGCCTTTCTTCTCTAGAACTGGGATTTCACCTGCAGTGATAGCGCGGTCTAAGGAAGATGAAGACCAGCCAGTGCGACGGATAAACTCTTTTTTAGTACAAAAAGGTGCGTCTACCGCTATTTGAATAGTTGCCATAAGTGGTATCCTACTTGTTTGTGTGTATTTGATGGCGATTGAGTGAGATTGATTAGCCATCATCGGTGTTTGAGTAATTATTTGATCAGATTTACTCATTAGGCAATGTTTATTTAGTCTTTTGCGTAAATAATCTTCAAAATTTGATCTGGATTACTGTTTTAAGCCATTTGAGCTATAAGGAATTGACCCAATGAGCAGAATCCCTGCAAAAGTTCCGCCATTTGACTACCTAAAAGGCAGAGAGTTTACTGAAAAGCTAAAAAAAGTTACGGGATGTAAGACTTATGAGTTAATGAGTGACTACTTTGGCGTGCCAAACTCAACATTCTCAACTTGGCATACTCATAACCGAACTGGTTGGGAGCTAATTATTAGGACACACCTAGCAACTGGTGCATCTGTTCGATATATGGCTCTTGGTGAAGGCGAACCATTTGATGACGGGGCATCGAGTACGCTTACATCTCAAGAAATGCAAATATTCAATCTGGTTGATGGGACGTTAGTTGAAGCAGGAATAACTGCATTAGATCTAGTCACGCTTGACCGATTTGGTCTAAAACCGTCTTTCACTCAAGTAATTGAGGACGACTCAGGTATCTATTACATAAACAAAGAGTCAACAGATCCCGTAGCAGGTGACTACCTCATAGACATTGATGGCCGTCTATCAATTAATTACTTACAGAGACTACCTGGTAAAAAGCTAGCAATTGCTTTTGGAGCTTCAACAATTGAGGTTTCTGAAGATGACATAAAAGTGCTAGGCCGTGTCGCTATGGAAATGAAGAAGAAGTAACAATTAAGACAATAGAGAAGATCTAATTTAATTAGCTATGTCTGTACGTAAAACGGAAGACGGCAATAAAAAACCTTGGACATGTGATGTTCGTCCGAATGGCCGCAATGGTAAACGTGTAAGAAAACGCTTTGCGACTAAAGGCGAAGCACTTGCTTTTGAGAAGTTTGTTTTAAAAGAAACTGACGATAAACCATGGTTAGGTGAGAAAAGCCAAACTCGTAGCCTGTTGGATATGATCGACTTATGGCAAGAACGCCACGGCCAATCACTTGCCCATTCCAAATACACTTACAATAAGTTGAAGGTTATGGGCTTGGCGTTAGGCGACCCGCTTTATCATAAGCTCACGGCAACGATGTTTACTGAATACCGCACTCGCCGCCTTGCAGGTGAAGTGGCTGATTTGAATGGCCGAAAGATTGAAGTGTCTTTTCGTACTTGCAACAACGAACAAGATCTGCTGAATGCTGTGATTGTAGAGCTGCAGCGTATGGGAGAATGGAAAGGCGAAAACCCTTTAAAAGCTGTCCGTCAATTCAAACTGCATGAACCTGAAATGGAATTTCTCACCATTGAGGAAATGCAGAACCTGATCACAAAGGCAGAGGCACACGAATTCCATGATGACATGCACAAGATTATTAAACTTTGTTTGGCTACAGGTGGTCGCTTTCGCGAAGCATCCCGACTAACGGGCGCTCAAATCACAAAATACAAAGTCACGTTCACTCAAACGAAGGGTAAAAAGAATCGCTCGGTGCCGATCAGCCCCGAACTTTACGAAGAGATTTACAAGGAAGGTTCTGGCCCATTGTTTAGCATTGGCTATTCGACCGTTTACCGATTCATTGTGAGAAATGTCCCGCGACTAAAGCAGCAAGCGGCCCATGTTCTGCGCCACACTTTTGCGTCTTACTACATGATGAACGGTGGCAATATTATCGCCCTGCAACGAATCCTTGGTCATAGCGATATTAAGCAGACCATGCGATACGCACACCTCGCCCCAGATCACCTAGAAGATGTGGTCACAAAGAACCCGTTAGTGAATATCAAACAAGCGGTTTCTGTGGACACTAAAAAGGCAGTATGA